CGTACCACATAGTTTAACTTGTTTTATGTAAGTGACTGAACCTGAGGATGGTGTCAGTCCGCAATATTATATCAAGATAGAGTAATATTGCGGACGACTAATCCTAGTCTTTTAGAATGGGATCATTTTCCCATCCTTCAGGACGTGTTTTAACGGGCTTTTTAACCACTTTCTTTGGGTCGGACTGCTTCTCTGCCTCCTTTTTCTCAAAGTCCTTTAAATCGGCTGTAACAGCCGCTGCTGCTGCCTGTTTCCGACTGAGTGCTGCCTGAGCGTCTTTGATCGCTTTCTTTTTACCTTCGATCCCCTCCTTGAGAGTCTCCAGGTATTCATGCTTATCTGTTAAGTCCATACGTGCTAGTTCCATCATATCGGGATCGTCGAGTGATGCTTTTTCGCCATCCGAGTAATTAGCTCGAGAGGCTAAATCTGATCCTCCTAGTGGTTGATTACGTGCGAAACGAATAAAGATTTCTTTAATGCTGAGTGTATCGTCGGGAACTGTTTCCGACTTCCATGGGCCCTGTTCCATACCTTGTACAGACTGGACGTATTTCATCTTATTAACGATCATAACGAAGGAGTTCCAAAGTAAGGTAATGGTCTGAGTACGTCTACTTGGTTATAAACATGACACCAAATCTTATTGATACCATCCATCTGAACGGCGAATACTCTGTCCGTTGGGTCTGACTGAACAAAGGCTGCATCGAGTGCTGGCTGACCTGCGAAAATACGATTCATGTGCCAAAAATCGAGATTACCTTTAAAGTCTCCGTGAACCGTCGAACAAGCATACTTGTATTCCGCGTAACGCGATTGATAACCAAACGTATCTGCATACGGATTTGCACCTGCTGCATTACTAAAGTATACCTCCATGTTTTTGACCTCTTGCTCGCCAATGTTGGCGAACTGATGAAATGCATAATCAAATTTGTCTGAACGCGTCCACATCCTGTGGATACCTTGTTGATAACCTGTGCGCGGAAGAATTGAGAGAATAACAATAACGAACCCATGTTCTTTAAAACGCCTCTTGAAACCTGCCTGATTTCCAACTGACATTCCATGTCCTGTCATATCTCCCTGTGCTGTACCAATTGGATCGCCACCGGCATCCACCTGCTGAACGGTACTTAATACTTCGCTAATCCTAAATGGCGTGTTTGAACCTCCGAGAAATTCCGGACGCTGCAATCTCGCATCGTCCGATATCTGATTCCAAAATGCTCTAAGGTGTTCAACGTAACGGCCACCGGCCCGTGCTGATAATTCCAACCACTCTTGTAAACGAACTGACCGACGAAGATCGTTGATAGTGACTGAGGATACTAAATCTGCTTCTCCAAGATTTGCCTGCAAGCCATCTGCCTCCGTTATGTCGGTGTTATTAATACCAACGATGTAACCGACTGAAATTGAACCGGGCTGTTCTGTGCCTGAAACTGTAGCAGACGTACCATCTGATATCTCGTGAGTTTGAACGGGCGCGAATCCATCGACGCCGAAAGGTACTGTAACTGCTGCACCACGCTGAGCGAATGGAAGTGCTGACGTAAAATAATCCTTCTCCCAACAACGCATACGCTTAGTAAGTAGCTTAGTAAGCTCTCCACCATTCATCTGACCGGATGACTCCACGCAATCGACGGGAGCCATTAAGTTTTGGTCGCGATAATACTCATCGTAAATTTTCTGATACGCTCTGAATGGCAACATTGAAATATTAACATCTTCTGTGGGTGCACCACCAACGTAGGGCAAGCCCATATGATCTGCCAATGATCCGATAGACATTCCTGTATTACCAACTGCTGCCCGCATATCTGTGATGGTAGCAAACGGTGCAACGGGTGCGGCATCTCCTAGCCGACCACCTGTTATAAAATCCTCGAACTCTGACCAAATAATCCGATTGGGAACAAAGAACGATTCTGTCTTAACATTAACGCGATGCATCATAGGTGCTAACAACGGCGCTAATCGCGCCATCATTTCTGAACGAACCCGGAAAATATCTCCGGGAATTACTTCCTGTACCATGATAGGGATCAACTGTCCCATATCCAACGATAACTTACGCTCATGAGACAAGTTGAACTTATTCAACTTTGGAGCGCGTACTTGAATTGAATCGAATAGCTTCATTAAAATAGGTTTTTAGTATTACACTTGTGAATCACTTTATCGTGCTCTGCTTGGAGCATTTCTTCGTAGTATGCATAGGGGTCTGGATGATGCTGACGCAACTTATCATATACGTCATATAGAGAAACATCGCTAGCCAAAATAGAAATTTCAGAGAGCGCCTTACGCTCACGTTCGCTAAATATCTTCTCTTTGAAGTAACGCGGTAACCGCGAGATAATTCCGTTAATCTTTGCATAGTTTCTGAAGTCTGCACGATGCCATTGAGTGTGTGTCGCCAAATAATTATATCCTATGCCTGGACGACGAGACATAAGAGCAAACGGGGGCTCACGGCCGCCGTGCTCACCATACCGATTGACATGGTATTTAGTAACATAGTGAATAGCTCCTATTTCCACTTCTCTACGATCCACATGCCCGTGTCCCCAGATCGGGTCTAAGTTTAGGTTTGGGGGAATTCCAAATGCAATCATATGATAGTGGGCTCGAGCTGTCTCTGTTCCATACTCCCCAACCAAGTAATACCTAACAGATTTCGCACCGAGTTTTTTTCGGAGCTTTTTAAGAAACAATTTACAATGCTCCTTGACCAACGTACCACCTATTGGTAAATTTTCTTCCGTATAAGTGAGGGTGAGGAATGAAGAATAAATATGCTTCTTAGCTTCCTGTATGATACGAAACGTCCAATCAATACGGTTGTTCATTAAGCAAAAGTTACATTTCCCGCAAGGGTGAGTAATAATCTCTCCATTGATCCTGCGAGTCATTGGGCTTTTACATCTCATTTGCTGAACATGTTATCCAGACAACCATAGAGGGCATTAAAAAAGGTCGAAGAATAGCAAGTATATTTTCCAATACGAACCATCCAACGACCTTCCTTCCATGACTCGTCAACGCCTTTGCGTCGAACATAGCGAGTGGGGTCATAATTTATCTTCATCCTAATTGAACAAATAGTATTGACCATACGCGGCTAATGCTGCGCGAACTTCCTTGCGAATGAACTTTTTGGGTTGATCGTTAAGAACGCGCCTGAGTGCTTTGGAGTACGCTATAAAACGTTTCATAGCCTGATTCCTCCTCTGGAAATACGATAGAACTTAGTGCGCTTACCTCTGCGCTTGAATCCTCTGGACCTACGACCGCGATACCTCGAGCGGCCTCGTCCTCTGCTTCTATAAGCCATATATATGCCACTGTTTACGTGCAGTGAAACGAATGATTACGAATTTAAGGTGAGTGTGAGTGAGTGTGTTTTGCCGTTGCTGCTGCTGCCGTCTCGCACATTCCGTCACGCACGCAACTGCAATAATACCGGCGGTTTGGCGTAAAGATAGACGAATGTATCATCTTGGTGGGAAAGTTCCAAGATCTTCAGGAGTCATTCCATTGTCCATCATAAAATGCATAAGCATTCTGACTAGAAAGTTATCAGATGGGGTCATCTGATGTTCCCTAAACAGGGTTGTCTTAAGCTTGTCAAACATCGCTTGCTGCTGTGCACTTAGTACCTGCGATTCCCTTGCTGCGCTTTCTTGATAGCCTTTAGTCCAACCAAACTGTTTAAGTAGTTCTAACTTTTCCTTATCTGAAGACGTACCAACTGCGGTACGTGCTTGCTGTAAGGTTTGTGATAATAGCCGAGACTTCTTCTCTGCTGTCCCGAATTCGTCGAGTAGTTGAAACTCTTTCGCCATAGTTGCTGCCTTGACTCTTGCTGACGCTGATTCGTGTGCTCTGATATCCACGTTATACTTGCGTAGCTCTTTAGCTAGTTCTAAATCGAACTTTCCACGTTCACCGTGTAGTAGCTTATTCATGCGTTCTACTGCTTCCGTACGTGATTTTTCCGATAGTAACCGAGTCTGCTCTTTAGTGCGGTCGAGACCTGCCTGTTTTAACTGCATATCCTGATACGTTCCGATCATTTCCGGGATTTGAAACGGAGCGAATTTCCGATCCGAATGAGCGGGTTGAATGTTAGGAACGTTAGCGGCATTCCCTGAGGAGCCCTGACCGTAGATGAGATTTGGATTAAGTCCTGCTTCTGCATAACGTCCCATCTGCGACATGGGAGTGTTATACTTGTTCTGAAGCATCCACATCTCTTTGTTTTGATCAAATGCCTGCTGATTGAGTGCTGTTTGCGTCGACAGATTATACTGTGCTTCCTTTTTCTGAGCTCTCCTCTGACCGATATAGTTTGCGATAGCGGCAACGCCTTGAACAATCCACGGGATAAACGCGGCAAACGGGAGATAGAGCCTGTCTTTGGGTAATTTATAAACATCGTACCACATAGTTTAACTTGTTTTATGTAAGTGACTGAACCTGAGGATGGTGTCAGTCCGCAATATTATATCAAGATAGAGTAATATTGCGGACGACTAATCCTAGTCTTTTAGAATGGG